CGGGTCCAACCGTATCCGCGGAGCAGAAAATGACGTCCACGAAATCCAAACATCCGGTGCATCCCATGACCGTTGAGGCAGCGTCTGAGTACGCCTCGCGTTTGCTCGAATACGAGCAGCGGGGTTCCGATACCGAAAGCGCGCTCTACCGCCTCGAGCAGCGCTACGGGCTTACCCCGAACCAGATCATGCATCTGCGCTCCCGGCGCGCGAAGTCGTGCGACGTGGGACTCTTTGCGCGGTTGCGGGCCGCGTATCTCGACCTGTGCCAGCGCCAGGTCACCAAGCTCCAGCACGAAATCGCGATCACAAAGGCCACGGACCACGATGATGCTCTTGAGGATTTGGAAGCTGAGGCTGCGGCTCTGGCTTCAAAGATTGCACAACGAAAGGCGGCGATGAAATGAACGCGCTTACCTCCTTTTTTGGTCCCACCTACGACGACATCCTCGCCGGCCTGCGCATGCAGTACTCGATTGTCGAGCAGCCCCGCGACGACGACACCGGCAGGTACGTCAGCAGGCGCGATCTGGTGCGCAAGGAACTCGAGGCCCGGTGCGCTCGGCTCACGCCATCGCAGCGCAAGCAGGCCATGATCAGGGCGTCGGTGCGATGAGCTACGAGGACTTCCTAGCTCGCAAGCGCATCACGGACCCGGCGACTGGCCTGACGACTGTCCCTGACCTTGCGCCGCAACTGTTCGACTTTCAGCGTGATGTAACCACGTGGGCGCTTCGTCGCGGCCGAGCGGCTTTGTTCGCGGGCACGGGGCTGGGCAAGAGCCTCATGGAATTATCATGGGCGAAGGCCGTGCACCAGGCAACCGGCAAGGACGTGCTGCATCTTGCCCCGCTGGCGGTCTCTGCACAACTGTTGCGCGAGGCTGACAAGTTCGGCATTGCCGCGCGCCACGTGCGCACGATGGAAGATGCCGGCGCCGGAAACAATATCACCAACTACCAGAAGATCGAGCATTTCGACCTGTCGCATTTCGGCGGCGTGATCCTCGATGAAAGCTCGATCCTCAAGAGCACGGACGGGCACTATCGGACCAAGCTGATAGAGCAGTGCGCCGGTATCCCGTTCCGCCTGGCGGCAACGGCAACCCCCGCGCCTAACGACTTCATGGAGCTTGGCAATCACGCCGAGTTTCTAGGCGTCATGTCCTACACCGACATGCTAGCGACATTCTTCACGCACGATGGCGGCGAGACGCAGAAGTGGCGGTTGAAGGGTCATGCGGAAACCGAGTTCTGGAAGTGGATGGCTTCTTGGGCGGTGATGATCCGCAAGCCGTCCGACCTGGGGTATCCAAATGACGGATACGACCTACCGGAATTGCGCCAGCATCAACACACCGTCGCGGCCGATTACACCCCTAGCATGGATACCGGCCTGCTGTTTCCGATGGAAGCGCGGACCATGCAAGAGCGCCTTGGTGCGCGACGCGACACGGTTGCGGAGCGCGTATCGCTTGCCGCATCCATCACGCCAGCCGATCGACCGTTCGTCTGGTGGTGCAACCTCAATGCCGAGAGTGAAGCGCTGGCCAAGGCCATCCCCGGCGCCGTCGAGGTTAGGGGATCTGACAGCGAGGACGCCAAAGAGCGGAAGCTGATCGACTTCTCCGAAGGGCGTATTCGCGTTCTGGTCACGAAGCCATCTATCTGCGGGTTCGGGATGAACTGGCAGCATTGCGCCGATACCGGGTTTGTCGGGCTCAATGACAGCTTCGAACAGGTGTTCCAGTCCATTCGCCGGTTCTGGCGTTTTGGGCAGACCAAGCCCGTGACAGTGCACTTTATCGCGGCAGAGACAGAGGGGGCCGTGGTCGCCAATCTCCGCCGCAAGGAAGCCGATGCCGACCGCATGGCGGCGGCGATGGTGCTCCACATGGCCGACCTGTCGCAGCAGGAAGTGCGCGGCATGGTGCGGACCGTCCCTGACTACACCCCCACACAGCCGATGGTGCTGCCTGCTTTCATAGGAGCCGCCGCGTGATCAAGGCCGTCGAACAAGTCATCAAACCGGACTATGCCATCTACCAGGGCGATTGCTGCGAACTGATCCGCGGCATTCCTGCCGAGACGGTTGATTTTGGCATCCACTCCCCGCCGTTCGAGGGGTTGTATCGCTTCTCGAGCTACGACCGTGACATTTCCAACAACGAAGGCCCGGCGTTTTGGGAACACTACGCCTTCCTGATCGCTGAGCTGTTGCGCGCCACCAAGCCGGGGCGGCTCCACAGCGTCCACTGCATGCAGTTGCCCATGTCGAAGATCAGGCACGGCAACATCGGCATGCGCGACTTCCGAGGCGAGGTTATCCGTGCTTATGAGGATGCCGGCTGGATCTTCCACTCCGAGGTCTGCATCTGGAAAGACCCGGTGGTCGCGCAGCAGCGCACAAAGTCGATCCGGCTGCTGCATGCCCAAATTCTCAAGGACAGCACGATCAGCGGGCAGGGGCTTGCCGATTACATCGTGACCTTCCGCAAGCCTGGCGAGAACGCCGATCCGGTTGATGGCCCGTTTCAGCGCTTCATCGGTGAGGGCGTTGACGTTAGCGAGGAAGCCTACGCCAAGGAATGCGCGGCGTTCGCCGCTGAGGGTCGCGAGCCGTGGCCCTACGATAAGTGGAAGTCTATCCTCGTCTGGCAGCGGTATGCCTCGCCGGTTTGGATGGATATCAACCAGACCCGCACCCTGCAGTACCGTAACGCCCGCGACGAGAAGGACGAGGTTCATATCTCGCCGCTGCAACTCGACGTGATCGAGCGGTGCATCGACCTATGGAGCCTGCCGGGTGAGACCGTGCTGACGCCGTTCCTCGGCATCGGCAGCGAGGTCTATGCCGCCGTCGAGATGGGCCGCAAGGGCATCGGGTTCGAACTCAAACCGTCCTACTTCGCCCAAGCGGTTCGCAACCTTGCCGAACTGGAGCAGGCCAAGACGGACGACCTATTCGATGGGGCCGCGGCATGACCCACCCACTCCCACAAGGAATGAAGGGCTGCCTGCCGTGGAACACGACACGGACACTGGCAGACGTATGGGCAGAGCAGGACGCCGAACAGCGCAAGCGCGACCGCGCCCTCGTTCGCAAAAACACCTACCGGCCGACGCACCTGACCAAGAAGGGCAAGATTGCGTTCGCCGGCTACGACAAGCGCGAAGTTCAAATCGGGAGCAAGTGATGGGACCGGTCGAAGCATCATTCCGTGAGCGGGCCATAGAGGCGCGGCGCCGGCTGATGGGCGGCGGCATGTCTCATGTCATGCTTACCCCACCTGTTGTCGTTGCCCCGAAGGCCGCTATCGAGGCTGAACAGGGGCCAACGATGCGGACCCCGCGCAGATCCACGATGGACATTGTGGACCAGGTTGCAGGGAAGCACGGGGTAACTCGTGCCGACATCATCGGGCCTAGCCGTGTCAGGGCGGTGTCCCAGGCCCGCCATGAAGCTGCCTATCGTATCGTTGTCGAATTGGGGATGTCGCTGCCGATGGTTGGCAGGGTGCTCGGGGCTCGTGACCATACCACGATCCTGAATTCCGTGCGCCGGTTCGTTGAGGCCCATCCAGAGGCAGCGGCTAAGATGAACGCAATTAGCGGCTACTACGCCCGCGTTCGCAACCAGAAGCGACTGAGGGCCATCGACCTCTATTTCAACGACGGTAAGAGCCCGAGCGAGATCAGCAGGTCAACCCGGGCCAGTATCCTCGCGGTGTCAAAATGGGTGCTTGACGAGATCGAGCGGCGCAGGGCGCTACCACTCAGTCAAGCAGAACTGTTGGTTTCCCCCACTTTCAACACTCCCCACAGTTAAGTCCCGTTGTTTTCGCTTGCGTGCGTGCTTCGTCGATATTTTCTGCGGGTTTGGCGACCCCGCTTGGTAATCTAGGCGCAGTGCTTTTCCACAGGAGCCACAATGGGCGAACTGGTATTCATCGGGGTTGCTTCGGCTAAGCGAGACGCATCGGTCGAGCAGGCTTGGCAACGTTTTGTCGAAGCCAAGAACAAGTCGGAAGAGACGCTTCGCCTTGAAGACGGGCTTGAGGCGCGCAAAGCATACCGCGAATTTCTCGAGCTGTACCAGGTGCGCAAATGACGACACTTGCGGCCAAGATCGTACTCTCGGAAGTCGACAGCGAGTTGACCTTGCTCGGGTCGCTGTTCATGTCGCCGGAAGCCTTCTCGCTCACCGCCGGCAAGGTGCGGCCGGAATGGTTCTCCGATGGCTTGCTGCGCTACATGTTCGAGGTCGCGCGCAAGCTGCATGATGAGGGCGGGCGTATCTCTCCGGCTCCGATCATTGCCTCGCTGCCAGAGGATTGCGGGGGCATCCCGCGCCAGCAGTTGTTCGCGCGGGTGTGCGCTGCAGCCATGCCGGTCAATGCAATCCCTGGCATCGTGTCGATCGTCAAGGACCGTTGGGCCCGCCGTGAGCTGATAGCGACCGCGGATGAGATCAAAGCCCGCGCCGACATGTCCCATGAAGATCCCTTTGACCTTGCCAGCGAGATCGTGGTCGGCCTCGATAGCGTCAATGCCGACCGTGGCAATGGTGGGCTGAAGACGCTCGATACCGCCATGGTGCAAATGTCCGAAGGCGTCGTCCGGCGCCGTGGCGTAACCACCGGACTGGCGGCGCTCGACAACAAGCTGAGCGGCTACGTGCCAGGGCAGTTGTACGTCATCGCCGCCCGCCCAGGCATGGGCAAGTCGGCCTTCATGTGTTCGTCGCTGCGGCGCACCGCACAGAGCGGCAAGGGCGTGGCGATCTTCTCGCTGGAAATGACCGCCGACGAGATTGGTGCCCGGTGCGTGTCCGACGCACTCGATACCGTCACCGGGCCGCCGTTCGGCTCCATCCTCAAGGGCCAGATCAGCCGCGACCAGCAGGACATGGTTGTGATGGCGCAGGACAGCCTTGCCGGGCTCCCGATGTTCATCGAGGACGAGGCCCGGCTGACCTTCACCGAGATCGCGGCCAAAGCACGCGAAGTCAAAGCCAAGCTACAGGCACAGGGCATCCCGTTGTCGGTCATGTGCATCGACCACATGGGACTGGTGACGCCATCGAACCGCTACGCCGGCAACAAGGTCGCGGAAGCCGGGGAGGTATCAGGGCAAGCCCGCGCGCTTGCCAAGGACCTCGACTGCTGTGTGATCCTGCTGTGTCAGCTCAGCCGAGAAGTCGAGAAGCGCGACGACAAGCGCCCGATGATGGCCGACCTGCGCTGGTCTGGTGAAATCGAGCAGGACGCCCACGTGATCGGGTTCCTGTACCGCGAGGCTTACTACCTGGCGAATGATGCGAACGCCGATCCTTACAAGCTGTCGGAAGTAAGGAATCGGATCGACTTCCTTGTGCGCAAGAACCGCAACGGCGAGACCGCTGATCTCTCGCTGTGGTGTTCCATAGGCCACTCGATGATCAGGGACGAATGACCATGACCGATTGGTACAAGATGAACCCGGTGGATTGGAACGACGGGACCGATGACTTGTCGCTCGAGCAGGAGGCCGCTTACCTCCGCATCTGCCATGCGATCTACATCACAGAGCGGCCGATCCGCGAAAACTGGTTCGTTATCGCTGGCCTTCTGCGGTGCTCAGACAGGAAGGCCAGGCGTCTGGTTTCCGAGCTGGTTGAAGCCGGAAAGCTGGTCATTATCGACGGGCATATTTCCAATCGACGGGCCATGGACGAGGTGTCGACGAGGCGTGGACTGAGCGTGGACCGCGCGTCGGCGGGCCGTCGGGGAGGCGTCGAGAGCGCAAAGTCGCGCGCTAAGGCGTTGAAAACACAAGAACGGCCGCAAGCAATTGCTTCGCAAGCAAACGAAGCAGAAGAGATAAGAGAAGAAGAGAAGAGAGAACCCCCAAACCCCCTTCGTCAAAAGCAGTTCGCAAATCCGGCCGTCGTGCTGCAGTCCATCCTTGATCCGATGACCGCCGATCGCTGGGTGAAGCATTGCAGCGAGCGTAACCGCAGGCCGAGTTCGCAACAGGCGGAAAGCCAGGTGGCGGTGCTGCAGGAGATCAGGCGCTTGGGCGGCAATCCGGTCGACGCCATCGCCTTCGCGATCAACAAGGGTTGGGTCAGCCTGTCGGTCGAGTACTTTCGCAACAACGATTTCAAGTTCGGTGCGACGACTGGAGCGCCGGCAGAGGATTGGGCGGCCCGCCTCAACGTGTGGAACGCCAACGGGACATGGGCGCCGGCATGGGGCCCGCAACCTGGCGAGCCGAAGTGCCGTGTTCCTCCCGAACTGTTGTCGAGGGCCGCATGATGCCGCTGACCACGTACACGATTCCCGGCACGTCCTCGACGGTGATGATCCGGACCTGCGACGGCTGTGGGGCGCCAAACGCACCATATGGCACCGGCAGCGCCACCAAGGACCCGAGCAAGGTGAAGGTCTGGTGCGGGCCGGATGGGTGCAGGAAAGCGCAGCAACCAGCCGCCTAACCCCCGTAGTGAAGCAAAAGGAGACAGACGGAATGACGGACTGGCAACCGATTGAAACAGCGCCGAAGGACTCCACTTCGGTTCTTCTCGTCAAAAGGCATGAGCAGGGGGTCGCGTTCTACCGCGATGGGAAATGGCGGCTTGGTGGGCAGATGTACTTCGATAAGCCGACCCACTGGCAGCCCCTCCCGGCCCCGCCTGCGGCGGATGCGACATGATGCGGTACGGAGGCCCTTGGCATACGTGGTTTGCGTGGTGGCCGATTTGGGTTGGCGAAAGACTGGTGTGGCTGCGGCCATTGGCGCGTCGGAAATGCACCGATTGGGACGCGTGCCCTGTTCCGGAAGATTACTACGAGTACCGCGTGCCAAGCAAAATCCCCACCCCTCCTACCGAGGTATAGCAAATGGAAGAGATACCGGAGAGCGAAACCCTGGTCACGACTAGGAAAGAGGCGTTCGCACTTATCCCGACAGAGCAGCGGTTCACGTGGAAAATGACCCCGATGCCTGGTCGCCTGTTGTTCGTGGACACCGTTGGGAAGTCGCTGATCGCGATGAAGAACATCTTCAAAAGCATTGGCGAGGAAATTGGGCAGCCGCAAACAGTGTGCCTGCTTGATGCTCATTTCGAGGATGATGGGTCGTTTGTGGCGGAAATCGTCGTGACGCCCAAAAGGCAAGCCCATTCCGGAGCCCACCCATGACCACTGAGACGGGAATGGTGGAGCGGTGCGCGCGGGCGCTCGCGGGGAATGGTATCGACCTCGATAGCTTCGTGGGGCAGACCTACGTGGAGCTGGTCAAGACCGTCCTCCAAGCCCTCCGTATACCTACACCGGAGATGGTGGAGGCCGGGCTGCGAGCGTTGCAGGACAATCTTGGTCATTCGTCCGTCATCATCCGTGACGCAGACGCGTGCTTCTCCGCCATGATCGACGCTGCCTCTCCATCAAAAGGAGAGCCGTCAGACCGCCGGCCGAACTCCACCACCTGAACCAGCATAGGAACGACACATGGGGCGCAAAAAACAGCCGGGCGTAAAGCGTACAGCATCGGGGCGCAAGTCGCGCTCGTCCGAAGCCTATCAGGAGAATATCGAACCCATCCTGACCCGCATGCGGCTGTTCGGCCTCACGGAGAAGGACGCTCGGGACCAGAAGGCGGCGACCTTCATTGGCCGGCTCCAGCTCACCAAGGCAGTCAGCCAGGCACAGTACGACGCAGCTCAGGAATACCTGGCTGTCCGTGAGGCTTTCCAGCGGGCCGTGAAGTCGCCTGATGCGCTCCGCACTGGATCTGGTGGCGGCGACCAAGGCGAGAGCCCGACATATGCCGAGTGGTGCCAACGGGCGATCAAGCGCTACGAGGCTGCGAACAAGGCCATCATGGACGAGCAATGCCTGTTCCCGAACCGCGGCCGCAACCTCCTCGCCGGGCTCGACTACATCGTGTGCCGTGGAGAAACGCACTGGCATCTGGTGGGCGACTGTCGGCTGGCACTCAACGCCCTTGTGCATCACTTCTCGGGGATCAAGGTCAAGCGGCTTGACGATAGTCGCGAAGCTAAGGCAGCGTAAGCGAATGGCACGAAAACGCATTCCTAACGTCCAGCGCACCAAAAACGGGAGGCTTAGTCGGTCTAGGTCGGCTTTGCTTGAACGAGGTCTTCTGGTGAGCGACGGCTACATCGTATATTTCGCCCAGGCTGGGCAGGGAACCAAGATCGGATTCTCAGGGGCGACTAGGAGCAGGATATCCACTCTTACGGCAGAGAAGGGCGAGCCGGTTCTAGTTATGGGGATGGCGTTTGTGCCAAGCGAGGCTCTGGCGCGAAAGCTGGAGGCAAAGATGCACCAGATATTCGCACCCAAGCGAGTGCAGGGAGAGTGGTTCGACCTCAACATGTCCGACATCATGTCGGCGCTTGCAATGTGCCGGAAGATCGGGATCAGGACAGCCGGCGGCGAAGACAACCATCTCGGCGGCCACTACCTTTCCGGGTTAACGTATGCCTCCCAGCGAGCAGTCGCTTGACATAAGGACGAAATCAGTTCATTCCTGCAGCTAATGCGATTTTCAGAGTTTCGCGGCTGCGTCGGGGACGATTAGAGCCTTCCAAGCTCTTGAGCTGAGTTCGAGTCTCAGTTGCCGCTCCACTCAACAAGGCCTGCCACGCTACGGCGCACCCCGGCGGGCTACTCAACGCGTGACACGGTGGGTTTGTGTGGCAGGCCCTACCGCGTTTTTTCTGGCGGGTATGAGCACGGGGCCGAAGGGGACGTTCGGCCATTGACCTAGCTGTGCTCCATAAGCGGCATCCCCACGGCCCGCCAGTTACCCCAACCGAGCGCTATAGCAGATCGTCAGGCAAAGCAGTGGCTACGCTGCAAGCCGCATGAACCCGCCAGGTAGCAGCGCCCGGCCCGCCAGTATCACCACACAGGCCCCGGCATACGCTGGGGCTTTTGCTATTCAGGGGAAAGCGTTGGCCAATCATCGCAACGTGGTGACGGACGACTACGGCGTGCCGCTGCCTCACGCTTCGGTAACAGTGGTTGAAGAAACCCGCACCGCCAGAGTCACGTATCGCGGCGAGGACGGCGGCAGGTTCCGGGTGAACTTCGTGCAGCGGCCAAACCCCATCGGCTTTCGGGCGGCGCTGCTAAGGTCGAAGCAGTAGAACCGATTTGCGTGAAACCTACCGCATGACCCGTTCGTGTCTCGAAAAACACGGGGGTAGTACGGAATGATTTTGCGCCAGCCCATCACTGCCGGGCACGAGTAGGCAGTAGCGCGACCAAGCCTAGAGCAGTCGCAGGGAGCTAAGCCACCCAAAGGCTTAGACATTCAGAACATGGCATTCGAACCAGGCCAGTCGGGCAACCCCGGCGGGCGTCCAAAGCACAAGCCATTTCAGGAAGCGCTGCGCATGGAAATGCTGGCAGCCGAACGTGGCGAGGCGTGTGAGGCCAAGCCCGGTTCGCTTCGCTGGAACGCGCGTCAGCTGCTCGAAAAGGGCGACGTGCCCTCGATCAAGGAAATTGCCGACCGCCTCGATGGCAAGGTGCCGCAGGGTGTGATCGGCGGCGATGAGGGTGACGCCCCGGTCGAGATCAATGTCACCATCGGCGGGAATGCGGGTAAATCTTAACCTCGCTGCCCGCGAGCAATTCGTCCCGTATCTCACGAGGGACAAGCGCTGGGCCAGCGTGGTTGCGCACCGCCGTGCCGGCAAGACCGTGGCCTGCATCATGGACCTCATCAAGAAGGCCGTGGAGCACAAGGGCAGGGAGCCGCGCTTCGCCTATGTCGCGCCGACCTACACGCAGGCCAAGGACGTGGCGTGGTCCTACCTCAAGGAATACACGGCGGCCATACCTGGCCTCGAGAAGTCGGAAAGCGAGCTTAGCGTCACGCTGCCGGGAAACAAGGCGCGTATCAGGCTCTACGGCGCCGAGAACTACGACCGCATCCGAGGCCTCTATCTCGACGGCGTGGTCATTGATGAAAGCGGCGACATTGATCCAAGGGCATGGCCCGAGGTGATCCGGCCGGCATTGAGCGACCGCAAGGGCTGGGCAACGTTCATCGGTACGCCGAAGGGGCGTAATGCCTTCTACGACCTGCACCGGCAGGCGCAATCGGCTGACGACTGGTTCACGGCGGAACTGAAGGCATCCAGGACAGGCATTATCGACGGCGAAGAGCTTGCCGACGCCAAACGCACCATGACGGCGGAACAGTACGCCCAGGAATACGAGTGTTCCTTCGAGGCGGCTGTTGTTGGTGCCTACTACGGCAAGGAGATCGCCCAGGCTGAAGCGGATGGCCGGATCGGCGCTGTGCCGCACGAGCGCGCGTCCGATGTGTTCGCTTCGTGGGATCTCGGCATTGCGGATTCGATGGCAATCTGGGTCGGCCAGATCGTCGGGCGCGAATGGCATTGGATCGGGTACTACGAGAACAGCAACCAGGCGCTCGACCACTACGTCGACTGGATCAAGGCGCTGCCGTACCGGGTACACAAGCATTACCTGCCGCACGACGGCGAGGCGCGGGAGCTGCAGACCGGAAAGTCCCGGCAAGAGTTCCTGACCGAGCGCGGCTTCAACGTCAGCATCGTGCCCCGCGGTGAAGTGATGGACGGCATTGATGCAGCCCGGTTGCGCTTCAACCGCATGTGGTTCGACGCCGACAAGTGCGCTCGAGGCATTGATTGCCTGCGCATGTATCGCAGCGAGTACGACGACAAGAACAAGGTGCTTCGGTCGCGCCCGCTGCACGATTGGGCGAGCCATGGCGCCGACGCGTTCCGGTGCGGCGTGATGGGTGCTGAAGAGAGCGCCCCCAAGCCCTATGTGGCGCCGGCCAAACCTAGATGGGTGGTGTAGCTTGCCAGCACTGACAGACAACGAGCTTGGCGCCATCCTGTCCCAGCAGGTCGTGCAGGCCGCCGACCACGACGACAAGGACCTGAACGGGTCGCGTACCAAGGCGCTGGACTACTACTTCGGCCGCATGGACGAGTATGTCCCGCCGGAGCCGAACCGCTCCAAGGTCGTCAGCCGCGACGTTGCCGATGTCATCGGCTGGATCATGCCGCAGCTGATGCGGGTGTTCCTCGCGTCGCGCAACTTTGCCGAGGCCGAGCCTGTCGAAGAGGATGATGTCGAGTGGGCCAAGCAGGCTACACAGGGCCTCAACTTCGTCTTCTTCAAGGACAATGACGGCGAGCAGGTTGCCTACGACGTGGCCTGGGAAGCGCTGCTGTTCGGTGACGGCATCGTCAAGACCTATTGGGATGACACCCCGCAATATGCGGTATCGTTCCACTCGGGCCTGACCGAAGACCAGCGCGCCATGCTGCTGATGCCGAGCGAGGATGGCGCCGAGCCGGAAGTGCTCGCATCCTCGGAGCGGCAGGAACTGTGGCAGGACGAGATGGGGCAGCAGGTCCCCGTCACGGTGTACGACTGCAAGATCAGGCGCCTCAAGGCCAAGGGGCGTTTCGTGGTCGAGGCCATCCCGCGCGGCCACTATCGCAAGAACGCCTCGGCCAAGTCGCCCGAAGATGCGCTGTTCCAGTCGCATGTCGAACTTAAGACCCGCTCCGAACTGGTCGAGATGGGTTTTGACCGCAAGCTGGTCGCCTCGATCCCGACAGGCGGTGCAACCCGCAGGGGCGGCGAGGACCATGCCCGTGATCCGATCTCGGAGGATTTTGGCGAGTCTGCGACCAAGGCCACGGAAGAGGTCGAGTTGCACGAGTGCTATGCCGTCATCGACGTTGATGACGATGGCGTAGCGGAGACGGTTCGCGCCTATCTCGGCGGGCCTGATGGGTCGGTGCTGCTCGATTGGGAACTGTGGGAGGACGAAAGCCCGTTCGACCTGGTGCAGGGCGACCCGATCCCACATCGGTTCGAGGGCCGCTCGGAGTTCGACCAGACCTGTGACGTGCAGGACATCAAGACGGTGCTGGAACGCCAGTACCTCAACAACCTGTATGCATCGAACAATCCCCAGCGCTTCGCCAAGGGCAAGATCGCCAACCCTGAGGAACTGACGACCCCGAGCTTTAACGGTACGGTGTTCGGCGATGCCAACGCCTCGCTGGAAACGCTGACCGTGCCGATGGTGGCCGAGAATGCCTTGAACGGCCTCGCCTACCAGGATGAGGTTGTCCAGAAGCGCACCGGCGTCGGCCGGCAGTCGATGGCGCTTGATCCCGAGGCCCTGCAGAACCAGTCGGCCACGGCGAACCAGAACAACAAGGACGCCGCCTATACGCAGGTCGAGCAGATCGCGCGCAACATGTCCAAGGGCTGGCGCAAGATGTTCCGCAAGCTGCTCAAGCTGTTGGTCAAGCATCAGGACACGCCGCGATCGGTCCGCCTGCGCGGCAATGAGTTCGTCACCATCGACCCGCGCCACTGGAACGCGGACATGGACATCACCATCAACGTCGGGCTGGGCACGGGCTCGCGCGACCGCGACATGGGTATGCTGCAGCAGGTGCTGAACAACCAGTTGCTGCTGGCGACGCAGTTCATGGAGTACGGCGCGACCGAGCAGGCTATCGACATGCTGCCCAAGGTTGTCGAGACGATGACCAAGATTGCCGAAAGCGCCGGCTTGCGCGACCCGGACTCGTTCTACCCCGAAAATACCGAGGAGATCGTCGCCAAGCTCAAGGAAGCCGCGGCGCAGCCCAAGCCGGACCCGGCATTGGCGCTCGAGCAGGCTAAGGGCGAAGTCGCCAAGCAACTGAAGCAGGTCGATGCACAGGTTGCGATGCACGAAGCGCAACTCAAGGCGCAGGGCGAAGTGACCAAGAACGAAGCCGAGTTGCAGGCCGACCTGCAGACCCGCGAGGCCGACCGGCAGAACGCCATCGCCATAGCGCAGGTCAATGGCGAAATCGATCTGCAGAAGCAGGACCGCGAACTGGCGTGGAAGAGCTGGGATGCCGAGCAGGCCCGCCAGCTCGAGCGCGAGAAAATGGCGAACGCGGCCCATATCGCCGCAATGAAGCCCGACCCCAAGCCGAGCGGCGCTGCGGCGAACTAGGAGAACATCATGGCAATCAAGTGCGGCGTGAAAACGGTCACGACGGCCGGCACTGCTGTTGCGCTGGCAACGTCGGCGTCGGCCCGGTGGGTCATTATCCAGGCCCAGACCGACAATACCGGCGTCGTGGCGGTGGGTGACAGTACGGTGCTGGCGACAGTGGCGACGGGAACGGGTGTCGCTCTCGCGGCGGGGGAAAGCCTGTCACTGCCGTGCGAAGACCTCGGCAACATCTACATCGACGCCACCGTGAACGGCGACGGCGTTCGCTACACGTACATCACCTGACATGGCACGCAAGCACGGCTTCTTCCGGCCGCACGTGTTGGGGCTGAAGGGCATTTCCAGCAGCACCCTCAAAGAGGGCGTGGTGGTGCCCAACACGGTCTGGAACCCCGCCGACAAGACAGCGGGGGCGACCCTTTCGGCCTTGAACAAGAAGGTCACCGCCTCAGTCGACGGGGCCGGTGCCAGGTCGAACCTCCACCGCTCGGCCGGCAAGGTCTATGTCGAGTTCAAGGTGGAGGAATTTACCACCGGCATGGATTTGGCCTTCGGGCTCGCCGCGTCGGACACCTACATCGCGCAGGACTTCGCCAGCTACCCTAACTCGGACAACGACTTCGTCGGCTTCTTCGCTGGCGCAAACAGCCATCTGTTTGCCTTTGGCGACCACGGCGCGATCGGCGGCAGCGCCATCAAGGGCGCGATTGTGTCGCTCGCCGTCGACATCAAGAACAAGAAGATCTGGGCGCGGATCGACGGCGGCACGTGGAACGGCAACGCCGGCTATAACCCGGCGACCGGCGTGGGCGGCCTCGACCTCATCACGGCCGGCATCGATACCAGCGACTTCTACCTGTTCTTCAGGGGGTGGTCCTATGCGCTCGGTGCGGCTCCGGCCGTCTCGATCAATACCGGGCCAGCCGGCTTCGCCTATGCGGTGCCAGCCGGCTTCTACGCGTGGGATGATCCATCGATCCCGTTCTCGTGGTCGCACTCGCTGAGCCGGTTCCAGACCGTCCAGTTCTACGACGACTTCAACTCTCTGAGCCTGCGCACTGGCGGGCCGACCAAGGCGGGCTATCAGGCCGGCTCTGGCGTATGGACGCCGCGCTACTACTACGACGCGGTGCCGCAGGGAAATTCCAACTACGGCAACCTTGAAAAGCAGCTATTCGCCGATCCGGCCTATGCGTGGTCGGGCGGGTACACGCCATTCAGCGTCGCCGGCTCGATCCTGACGATCCGCGCCCAGACCACGCCGGCCGGCATCGCAGCGCAGGTCCCGAACGATCCCAACACGGCAGCGCCCTATGGCTACGTCTCGGGGATGCTGACGACTAAGGACAGTTTCACCTTCACGCCGCCCGCGCTGATCGAGATGTACGCCAAAATCCCCAAGGGGAAGGCGATCTGGCCCGCGTTCTGGACGATGCCGTCCAATGAGAGCTGGCCGCCAGAACTCGACATCATGGAATACAACGGCGCGCAGAACGCCAAGCTCAACCTCGCCGCATGGTACGGCACTGGAGGCGCGACCAGCCCGCACCTTTCAAGCAACATCGACCGCGGCCTCGGCGACCTCAGCCTCGCCTACCACAAATGGGGCGCGGCACTCTGGGAAGATGGTATCACCTTCTACATTGATGATGTGGAGGTCTACACCCTTCCCAACGCCCCAGGTAGCAACTTCGGCCTGCTCAGCCATTACCTGCTGATCACCCTGTCGGTTGGCGGCAACTTCGTGGACGCACCGGATGGCACCACGCCGAGCCCGGCAGATCTCTTGGTCGATTGGGTGCGGGTGAAGGGGCTGTAGGTCATACCCCACAACCTGACCCCATTAGTGCTGATGACCCCTGACCAGACCCATGCCGAAGTGCTTCGCCTCTCCGAGAACGAAGCTCTGGCCATAATCCTGTCCGAAATGGACAAGGAAGCCCGCGACGGACTGGTGCAGACCCCGGCTGAGCAGGCCGATCGTATCAGGGACTACCAGGCGGCCGCCCGTGCCGTCGAAGCGATCCGGCAGCGCATCAAGCTGATGCTTGCCACCACGGCGCCGAAGGCCAAGCCCGGCACCGTCTGAACCAGCGACCAAGCTCCGGCAGTCGCGCAACCCAAAGGCAGAAATGACCTCCAACACTCCCGTTCCGGGCGTGCGCGCTTTCGCGCCTATGAACTATCTCGGTGCGCCTCAAGTCGTCTATTCGCCCGGCGAAGACGACGGCGGCGCTCCGCAGGAATTGTCGCTCGATGAAGCGGCAGCCCGCTTTGCGGCTTCCCAGGCCCCGGCAGTCGATGACCAAGCCGAGGACGACGAGGACCCCGCAGAGCACACGACCGACGACGAGCTGGAGGCTGATGCCGACAGCGAGGACGAAGGCGAACCCGGCGAGGACGACCAAGCCGAGGGCGAAGACGAGGACCAACCCGACTCCGAACAGGGGCGCTTTGTGGCAGACAATGCCAAGGTGCGCCTCGATGACGGCCGGATTGTCTCGGTCTCCGACCTCAAGCAGGGCAGTCTGCTCCACGCCGACTACACGCGCAAGACCCAGGAAGTAGCCGAGCAGCGGCGCTCGGTGGAAAGCCAGTCTTCCGTCATCAAAGCAGCAGAACAGCAGCTTGCCGAGCAGCGGGACATGATGGTCCAGTTGCTCCAGTCGATCGTGCCGCAGGCTCCCGACCCGACCCTCGCGTCAACCGATCCCTACGCCTACACCCGGCAGAAAGCCGAGCATGAGGCATGGATCGTCCATCTCCAGACCCTCGAGCAGCAGAGCCACATGGCCAAGCAGCAACAGGGCGAGGAAAGCGCGAAGGCCAAGAAGGAGAAGGGGGACGCCGAATGGGCGACCCTGATCGAGAAAGCCCCCGGACTGAAGGACCCGAAACGGTTCGACAGTTTTGTCCGGGACGTAGCCGACCACGGCAAGGCCTATGGGTTCACCCAGGCCGAACTTGCCGAGGCGCTTGGCTATGACCACCGACAGGCGCTCGTCATGCGAGACGCCATCGCGTGGCGCAAGCTGCAGGCCAGCAAGCCCAAGGTGCAGTCCAAGGTGGAAGGACGCCCGCCCATTCAGAAGGGCGGCAAGCGACTGACCCCAGACGCCCAGAAGGCTCGAAACACCACTGTTGCGATGGACCGCCTCAAACAGTCCGGCAGCGTCGAGGACGCGGCGCGGGCTTTTCTCGCTTCACGCAAAGGATAATCTCCGATGGCTGCAATCGCCAATACCGTGCTCACCACGGCGGCGGTCGGTAATCGTGAGGAGCTGGACAACTTCGTCTCGCTCATCACCCCCTCCGATACGCCGATCTACTCCATGGCCGGAAAGGAAAAGGCTTCGTCCAAGCACCCCGAGTGGGAGTACGAAGACCTCGACTCGACGGCTGACAACGCCCAGCCGGAAGGCAACGAATACAACTTCGATGCCGTCGCGGCCCCGACCCGTGTCGGCAACTACACCCAGATCTTCACCAAGACGTTCCTGTTCTCGGGCACCCAGCAGGCGGTTGACAACGCCGGCCCGGCCGAGAAGCGGGCCCACGAAATGATGAAAAAGGGCAAGGCGCTGCGCAAGGATATCGAGTACTCGATCCTGGTCAACACCGCCTCGTCCAACACCGACCCGCGTCGTTCCGGCGGCCTGCCGACCTGGCTGACCTCGAACGTTTCTCGCGGTGCGGGTGGCGGTGCCTCCGGCGGCTTCTCCAGCGGTGTCACCACCGTGGAAACTACCGGCAACCTCCGCGCCTGGTCGAAGTCGCTCACCGATACCGTTCTGCAGTCGATCTACCAGAACGGTGGCGATGTCACCACCGTGGTCGTCTCGCCCTACAACAAGGGTGTCTTCGCCACCTTCATGTCCGACAGCAACGTGGCGCCGTTCCGCTACGCCGCCGGCCGTGGCACCAACACCATCGTCGGCACCGCGGATATCTATGAATCCCCGTGGGGCCCGGTGAAGGTCATGCCCAACCGCGTCATGGCTGTTGGCGCCGCCACCGCCCGTCGCGTGTTCGCCCTCGACCCCGGCATGGTCAAGTGGTGCTCGCTGCGTCCGATCCAGGAAGACGAAGTTGCCAAGACCGGCGACGCCGAGAAGGGCGTCCTCATCGCTGAGGGCTGCCTGAAGGTCGTCAACGAGAAGGGCATCGGCGTCATTGCCGACGTCTATGGCCTCACGGCTTCGACCTGATGAACAGAGCCGGGGCCTTCGGGCCCCGGCTCTCTCACGGACAGTCTTTTTCTCCCAGAAGTAACCCGCCGCTGCGTGCGGCCCTGCACAAGGACTTCCCAAAATGCCTCTTCGTTTCAACCCGGTGGTTGTCACCGATGCCGCGGCCTATTCGGTCAAGGACTACAACTCGGGGATCATCCACGTTGTCCCCGATCTTACGGCCGACATCACGATCACGCTGCCGACCCCCAAGAAGGGTCTGGTGTACGAGTTCATGTATGCCGGCGCTGCCGCCGACGCACAGGACTGGCTGATCACCACCGGCTCGGACACCAACTATTACAAGGGCGGTGTCGTCCATATCGACAGCGATGCCGGCGCCGGCGCCGACGAGACGATTCCCGTCATGTCGGACGGCAACAGCAACTCCAAGTTCACCGTCCTGACCCCCCAGGGGGGGACCGTCGTCAAGCTCTATTGCGACGGGACCATCTGGTACATCAACGGCACGGTGGTCTCGGCCTCGGCTTCGGCTGCTGCGTTCGCTGACCAGTAAGCATCTGGCCTCGCCCACGGGCGGGGCCTTTCTCATTTCCAGAGGAACAGCATGACGGACACTCGCGACACGACCGAGGCCATGAAGGTGCTGAAGGCACAGGCCAGAGCCCTCGGCATGGACATCGACGGCCGTTGGTCGGTCGATACCCTGGCCGAAAAGGTGGCCGAGGCGCAGGAAGCCAAGAAGGAGGCGGAAATCGCCTCGGACATGGAGCGCTCGACGGTGTGGGTATTCCTGCTGCGCGACGGCTTCCCGTTCGAGGATGTGAAGCGCCTTGCCGGCGAAACTATCCAGGTCACTCCCGAGATTGCCGAGCGCTGGTACGAGGCCGGCGTGGCCCGCCCCGGAAAGGCGCCGGCCGATGTCTGACCATCGCGTCCTGTTCGAGGATGACCCCGAGATCGGCCGCAAGGTCTGGTTGATCTTCGATGAGCACGGGAACATGCGCGGCGCCCACGTCGAGCAGGAAGTGGACCCAATCATCGAGGCCAACAAGATGTACGCCGACATCTCGGCCGGCGTGCGCTTTGGCGACTACAACCGTGTTGCATCGGTCCCGCTGACCTTCCTCGAGAAGACCGGGTTGGGCGATGCGATCGATGCCGGCGACCGCAAGTACCTCTCCAAGGTCCTGAACGATTCCGACCATCAGGGCTTCAGGACCAGCCGCGGGAAAGTCTGATGGCGATCACCGACTATGCCAGCCTCGTCACCGCGCTGTCCGACTGGGATGAGCGCGACCATGCCACCGATGCTGATGAGTTGATCGGGCTGGCCGAGGCCGAATTCAGGCTCTATTTCGGCCCCAGCTACGTCAAGGAAACGACCGCCACGCTGACCTTTGTCAGCGGCGTTGCCGCGCTTCCTGCGGGCTATGTGCGCGCGATCTCGCTGGTCCATTCGAGCGGCGGCGCACTGGCGCAGAAAAGCTGGGAAGCGCTCGCCACGCTCAACCCCTACGATGTTTCAGGGATCCCGTCAGTCTATGCGATCTCGGGAACGTCGATCAAGACGGCCCCGATTTTCGACGGCACGGCTGACCTCACCTATGAGGGCGCCCTGACCGGCCTGTCCGGGGCGAACACCACCAACTGGCTCGTCACCTACGCGCCGCAAGCCTACCTGTCGATGTGCCTCAGCATGGCCAAGGCCAAGTATGAGGACTACCAGGGCGCGGCGCTGCTCAAGTCGCAGTCGCTGAGCACCCTGACCGACCTCGGCATACAGGCGACGGTTGCCCGTTACGGGCATTCCGGCATGACGATCCGAGGGGCCACACCCTAGATGCAGTTCCCGTTCGGACCACTCGCCCCGGATGCCACCGAAATGGAGCCGGGCATCTGCGTTGTCGCCAATGGCGTGCTGCCGCTGCGCACCGGCTATGGTCCGGCGCCCTCGCTGGTGGTGAGCGGCACGGCTACCGCACTGCCTGCCGCCCCGCGTGGGGTGCAGTCCATCGTCCTCAACAGCGGGACATGGAAGGTATATGCCTTCACCGCCAGCGATATCTATGAGCTGCAGTCCGACGACACCTGGCTATCGCTCGGCGGGGCGTTCACGCTGACTTCCGGGGATGACTGGAGTTCGCTGCACTTCGGCAGCTACCTGCTGGCGAGCAATACCACGGACGGGCTGGTCTCCTACAATGTTGAGGCCCCTGCCGGGTTCACCTCGATTTCAGATGCCGGTGATCCGCGCTTCATCTTCCTGTGCGGGAACATGCTGTTCGGGCTCGACTGCCTTGACAGCGCCGGCACCCGCAACAACCGGCTGATCCGCAACTCCGACTTCAACAGCTTCACGCAATGGAAGGACGGGGCGGCGGATTACCAGCCCCTCGAGGACGGCGGCGCCCTGATTGCGGGGTTCGCCATCACCGAAACGGCCGCGCTCGTGCTGCAGTCGGGGGCGGTACGGTTGATCCAGGTCGGCAACGTCGGCGGTGGCGCGCTCTACTCGCTCAAGCTCGTCTCGGATGGCGTCGGTTCAGTCGGGGCGCGGTCCTGCGTCAGCCATGACGGGGCGGTGTACTGGCTCGCAACGGACGGATTCTGCAAGTTCACGCTGAGCGGCGGCATCGAGACCATCGGGGCCGGGCTCATTGACGACTATTTCCTCGGGCTGGCCGACCAGTCGGCCCTGCAACTGGTGCAGGGGGCCGTCGACCCGTACCAGAAGATGATCTGGTGGCGGTTCAAGCGCCAAGGCGCGGCCAGCGATGTCGTCTTTACCGATATCATCGGCTACTCGCTCAAGTTTCAGCGCTGGGTCACGTCGAACGAGGAAACCAGCTATTTCGCGACCGTCGCCACGCCGGGCATCACGCTCGACAGCATGGACAGCTATGGCCCGCTCGACAGCATCACCATTCCGCTGGATAGCCGGCTATTCCAGGGCGGCCAGCCCGTGTTCGGGGCGCTCGACCGGAACTACAAGTTCGGCTCGTTCTCGGGCGGTGCACAAGCCGCAACGATCACCACGTCGACGGCCAACAGCGATACGACGGGCATGATCTCGTTCTGCACGCCGATCGATGATGCGGCAAATGCAACGGTCGAGCTGGGCGTCAAGGATGTTGTTTCTGGCACCATCGCATGGAAGACGGCTGCGTCCAAGGTTGCATCGGGGCGGGCCCCGCTGCGGGGCAGGGGGCTCAACATTGCATTCCGGTGGAAGTGTGCGGCTAACGAGACCTGGTCATTCGCGCGCGGCATCGACCACGTAAAGGGCGCCACCGGGGGACCGCGATGACCTTCTTTGTCTCCGGGCAACCGCTCACCGTCTATGGCCGGCTCAGCGACAACACGGCAACGACGATCTTCACCGCCACCAAGCGCACCACCATCGTGGCGATTGCCTGCACTGAAACCAATGGCGGCGTGCAGACGCTTTCGATCTTCCGCACGGCAGCCGGGGGCGGCGACTACTTCCTGCGCAAGGCGCTGGCTGTCACCGCCAAGCAGCGGGTGCTGGTGGATGAGACGTTCGTGCTCAACCCCGGCGACATGATCAAGGCGCAGTCAGGCGATGCGGCCGGGTACTTCGACACGATGGTGACGTACCTCGCCCCTGATGCCGGGGCCGTCCGCTAACGTGCTGCTGCAACCGATCGGGGTGGTGCGGGCCGGGATCGCGGTCACGATCACGCTCGAGGCGTTCATTGAGGACGGCCGGCAGATTGCCGGCATCTACGGACTCAAGGGCCGCGTCCGGCTTGGCCCCAAGGCATGGCTCCGGGCCGTGCGGGATGAAGTCCGGAAACTCGAAAACATCGCGCGAAAAGCCGGGTGCGTGGAAATGCGCATCGCCGGGCGGGACTGGTCGCGCGTGCTCCCCGACTACGAACCAATGACGGATGCGCCTGACGTGCGCAATGGACTGCGAAAGGCTTTGTGATGGGCTCCAGCACGCAAACGACAAAATCGACCAGCGGGCCGTCGAACCCGGACCTCAACAAGCTGGTATCGACCCTTTCCAAGGGGATCGGTACGGCATACCAGCCGGGCGGCACGACCTATGTTGCACCTTCCGCGAACACGACTGCCGGCTGGGGGCAGGCCCTCAACGCGGCCGGCAATCAGGACTATTCCGGGGGGCTCGCAGGGGCCCTGCAATCCTACGGCAACCGCGCTGCCGGCAACGAACTCGGGATCAATGATCCGCTCTATGCGGCACAGCGCGCCCGACTGTCCGATAGCGTGTTGACCGATGTCAACAGCCTGTTCACCGGTTCCGGCCGGTTCGGTTCCGGCTCCCACGTCACCAATGCAGTGGATAGCCTGACTTCCGCACTGGCGCCGATCGACCTGGCCCAGCGTAACGAGAGCTATGGGCGACAGGCGGAAGCCGCCGGGATGCTTGGCGACCTGTTCCAGTCCTCGCTGTTGCCGTCCTCGATCACCGGGGCCGTTGGTGCGGCGCAGGATGCCGATGCACAGGCCCGGGCGCTTGGGGGCATCGACTACCTCGGCAAGTTTACCTCGCTGCTCGGCAGTGCGGCCGGGGCCTCGCCGCAGACCACCACCACCAGCCAGCCGAGTACGCCACTATGGCAGTCTCTGCTCGGACTCGGCATCGCGGCGCTCTAGGAGACGGGCAACATGGCACTTCTTGAAGCGCTGCTCGGGCAGACCAACCCGTTTGCCAAGTGGGCAGGGCAGAACAACAACTTCCTGACCGCGCTCGGGGCCGGCATTGCGCAGGGCCCCGATCTGGCGACCGGCATTGGCAAGGGGCTGGGCTACGCCCCCAATGCCAAGATGCTCGACCTGCAGGCGGCGCAGAAACTGGCGGATCAGGAAAAGGAGAAGGCGCAGAACGAGGCGTTCAAGCAGTTCCTGCAGCAGCGCCGTCCCGATCTCGTCCCCCTGCTCGATGGCGGCGTATCGAAGGGCGAACTGTTCAACGAGGCGTTCAAGCAGCAGGGCGGGGCGTCGACGGCATTCGCCCAGGATTCGCAGACCCGCCAGCAGCTCGCGCAGCAATATGGCCTCAGTGGCGATGATGCGACCAGGTACATACTGACCGGCGAACTGCCTGGCGGCAATCAGTCGGTGCGTGCCAGTGTTGGGCCGCCGGTTTACATGCGCAGCCGCAGAGACCCAAATGTATGGGGCTCGTTTGCGCCCATGTCGGATGGCACGCTGATCAACCAGCTCACCGGTGAGATCGCCAATCAGGACGAGTGGGTCCCTGACCCAGCGGCTGCGACTGGCGCAAAGACCGGGGCTACGGTCGACGCCAAGACGGCTGCCGCGGCGCGTACTGCGCTGCCAAGCGCCGAGCAGATGATGGCGATCACCAACAAGGCCGTGGGCGAGGTCCGCAATAACTCCAAGGGCATGAACGAGTGGTTCAGCCAGTGGGGCCCGCGTGGTGTCTACGTCAATCCCGGCTCCGACATGGGCAAGTTCCAGGCAGCGGCAAGCCCGACCAATGCGCAAGCCTTCATGCAGGCCCGCAACATGCTCAAGGGCGGCGGGCAGATCACCGACTACGAAGGGCGCCGTGCCGAGGATGCGATGTCGCGCATGCAGGCCGCGCTAGACAAGGGCGATCAGGACCAGTACCTGCGCGCCGTTGCCGATTTCGAGCAGGCCGTTGCCGATGGCTATCAGAAGCTCGTGGCCGCGGCACAGGGCGCATATTCGGCTGGCGGGTCTGCCATGCCACAGGCCCCCGCGGGCGGTAATCGCACCTCGACCGGCATCAACTACACGGTGGAACCGTAATGGCCACGCTCACGATCGAAGGCCGCAGGGTCACGGTTGACGACAGTTTCCTGTCGCTCCCCAAGGAGCAGCAGGACGCGACAGTGGACGAAATCGCCGCTTCGCTCGGGCAGTCGGCGCCGCAGGACACATCCGCCTATGACAGTGCGTTGCAGGCGGCTTCCCGAGCCTCACAGACCTTTGGCGGCGCTCCGCAGCAGACGCCTCCACCTGACCTGCTATCCTCGACCATGGCGACGGTCAACGGGCTGTCCGCCTCGGTGCCGTTTCTCCAGAACACCACGGACGCCATTGGCGGGACGATCGCGCAACTCACTGGCGGCAGCTATGACGACTACATTGCGCGTCAGAAGGCCATCCGGGAGGGGTTTGCGCGTCAGGCTCCGATGGCGCGTCTTTCCGGCGAAATCGGCGGGACACTGGCGGGCATGAGCGCCGCAGCTGGCACAAAGCTCGGGGCGGAGGCGCTTGGATTGACTGGCGGTTTCGGCCGGCGCGTGTTGAATTCCGGGCTGTCGTCTGCCGGCATGTCAACCGCGGATGCACTGTCGCGCGGCGAGACGGGCACGGATGCGCTCACCTCTGGTGCGCTTGGTGGCGCATTGGGCGGCGCATTGCCTGTTGTCGGCGCCGGGCTGCGCCTCGGCGGCCGGCAGATCAAGAAGTCGATCATTGACCCCGTAGCCACGATGCTGGCCCCGGACAATGCCGTCACCGCCAATCTCGGCAAGGCCATCGGTGCAGATCGCAATGCCGGTGCTGTGCTGTCCTCGGCTGACGAGGCAGCAGCGAGGTCGGCTGGCGTTCCCGTCACCAATGCCGATAGGTTTGGGCCTGCCGTTCGTCGCCTGACCCGTACCGCCTCCAACATTGATGACGAGGCCAAGGCAAAGCTCAGCCGCGTCGTTGATGATCGGTTCGCCGGGCAGACCGGAAGGGCCGAGAACTTCGTTCGCCAGCTCATGGGTGGCGCGACGGATGACCTGGCCCTCAAGGATGCGTTGCGGGCTGCGGCCGACAAGTCCAACTCCCTCGCCTATGGGAAGGCGTTCAACGATCCTGCGGCGCGTGCGGTCTGGTCGCAGCCGCTGCGTGAACTCATGTCGTCCCCGACCTTCAAGAGCGCGATTGATGCGGCTGAGGCGCGCGGTGCGGATCGGGCGGCTATCTCGGGCTTCAAGGCGGTTCGCAACCCGTTCGTTTTTGATGCGAACGGCAACCTGGTCGGACTGCGCAAGATGCCTGATGGGTCGACTGCACTGCCCTCCCTGCAGTTCTGGGATCAGGTCAAGCGCAACCTCGACGGGCTGATAGACCAGTACCGCCCGACCCCGTTGGGGGGTGGCGATCGCACCAAATACGCCGACCTGGTGGCGATGAAGCGCAAGCTGGTCTCTGCGCTTGATGCACAAGTGCCGTCCTATGCCGGCGCCCGCTCCAAGGCGGCCGCGTTCTTTGGCGCCGAGGATGCCATCGACGCCGGCCGCAAGGCGCTGACCATGAGCAGGCAGCTCCCCGAAATGGAACGCGCCGTCTCCGGCTTCACCAAGGCGGAGCGTGATGCGGCGTCGGTAGGCTATGCATCGGAACTGATCGACGCCATCCGGGCCTCTGGCGACAACCGCAATATCGCCATCGCCAACTTCTTCAACAACCCCGAGGCGCGGGCGCGTACCGAACTGTTCCTTGGCCCTGCCAAGGCGCGACAGCTCGAGGCATATATCCGGGTGGAAAGCATCGTTGATCAGCTCCGCGGGGCCGTGAAGGGCAACTCGTCCACGGCCGAACAGTTGATCGCGGCGGGCGCCGTGGGCACGGGCGTCGGGCTCGCAACCGGGGACTGGCAGCAGGGCTTGACTGTAGGTGTACTGGCCCGCATCGGAATGAGCGGGTTGAAGGCGGCCGGCAAGAATGTCGATGAGCAGGTAATGCGGAAGGTCGCCGAAATCCTGCTGTCCGATGATCCCAGGCTGCTGGAACGCGCCATTCACAATGCATCGCTGTCGAAGGCGCATATGGACGCTCTCGACGCAATCATGCGCGGGCTTTCGATCGGGGCGCGCGGCGCGGCTCTGGCGACGGCAAACTAGATCACTGGCCCGCCGTTGCTGATCCAGCGCACGGCCACCACAACAACCGCTAGGCCGAGGATGGTCAACCACCAGCTTGGGCTGGTCAGCCACGCAGGGCCCTTCGGGATCTCGTTATCTTCCTTCTCGCCCATCAGGCATGGTTCTTCACGCACTTGAGCCAGAAAAACACGTTGTTCCACACGATGGCTTCCGCGCCGGCTTCATTGTTCGCGTATCCGA